CTAAATTCCTTTTTTCTGTCATCATTTTGATGAACAGGAATTTGTGAATTTTTAGACATGTATTTTAACGTATAACCGACAGAGGCATCACTAACATTGCCAATATGATAAGCACCAATAGACTTATTATTAAGAGCCCAAGCACGAGGAATGTTGTCTCTATTAGCGTTAAAAAGAATAACATGATAATGCGGCCGCTTTTTAGTAGAACCATATTCACCCACTGCATAATATTTAAGTTTTTCATTTTCTAATTTTCTTAATCTTTTAAAAAATTTTTGTAAATCTTTTAAATCTAAAGTCATATAACCATTTTTAGTTATTGGCACATATTGTGTATCATAAGTTAATGTTACAAAAAGAGCGGATTTACTCCGCTCTTCTTCTTTCATTAATCTAAACGACCAACCACTTGTTCTTCGTTTTTTGCAGGGAGGACATTTTCCGCATGGAAATGGTATATTTTCACCTTTAAATTTTTCTTTTTTATAAAAAGGAGTTATACATCTGCTACTCATAACTAAAACATTGGAGTTCCATACTTTGGCATAGGACGTATTGCTTTAATTTTATTCAAAACATGACAATATAAACTGTCTCCTGATGGGTCATCAACTGCAAATATCCTTTTAGTGGGATTACATTCAACGAAATCAGTACCTAAAGTAGGTTGAGTATCAAATTTTCTACCTAAATGCCAGTAATCTAAAGTAGTTCTAAAATCACCAGCTACTCTACTAGGCATATATTTATATTCTGCATATCTTGGAACATAACCAAATGTATCATTAGCATTACTTGTATAAGCATAAATTTCATTATTCGTTACTGGTTGTTCACCTATATTAGCAAATGATGGCCAATAATAATCTAAAGTATCATTTTTTAAAAATGTTTTAGGAATACCCTGTTGATATGCAGTTTTAGGCATAACAGACATAATTCCAATAATATATCCATGCTCTTCACAATAATAAGTGCCACTTCTACCACTTGAAACTGAAATTCCATGACCAGCCATATTACCCTGAGGCAAACCATCAGTTTGCCCGGTAGTATTTACTATTTCACTAATAACAACAGGTGACTTTACGCCTGTAATATATTCAGGTCTTTGTAAACGTTTATCACTACTTTTAACACCAAAATGAGTTAAAATATTTTCAATGTAACGAGTACCACCACGAGCATTTTTTTCTAACCATTCTTGGAGTCTAAAGGCACGACGTAAATCGTTAATAGTTGTAGGTTCTACATCTGCTTGAATTTCAGGTACATACAACCCATCTGTTAAAGGACTTGGTACACCTCCATTAACATCATATGTTCCTGTTGTTGCTTGAACATCTGGACTACCAGCTGTATTTTTTCCAGCAATTTTTGTCCATGGAACATCAATAGTTCCTAAAGGAATATCAACAGCTGCACCTTTTTGAGCAAAAGGTAATGATGAAGTAAAATAATCATGTTCCCATGCTCTTTTTCTCATTGATAATAATCTTTCTACATCAGCAGCAGAAAATAAATTATCACCATCTTTTAATTTATAATCAACAGGAGCAACTAAATTTTGGTCTCTATAATATTCATTATAAATACATTGATAAGCAGAAAAAGGCAATAAATTAATAAGTTGTGATGATCCGCCAGGTATTTGTGGAGGAACACCCATATAATCAATAAATTTAACTTGTTCAGGATATGCACTTGAAAACCCAGTATTATAATTAAAATAAGGATAGGTAATACCACTATTTGCATCAGTTATAAACTTTTCCCAATTTGACCATAAAATCCTATTAGGAACAAAGAAATAATGCATAGTAACATCCATTCGATGCATTACAGGTGCAATCATAGGAGCAAAACGTATTAAACTTTCACAACCTAATTCAAATTTATCACCGGGTACACACTCCATTGTTAAAATTGGAGTTAAATTGCCCATATCGGCACTTAATTTCACGTCATGAGTGAGATCAAAGACATTCTTTTTTGGTCTTTGTAACTTAATGGAATTGAATAAATTTTTT